ATGCAAAGCTCGCCCCATTGCCCGCCTGCGCGTAGCCTCAGCCCCAACAACATGCAACACCACTCGCCCCAGCCCCAGACCATTGCATATAAGGCGTTTGCTTGCCCACCAGCACAGTCCGATAATGCCTACTATGTAGCCTTGGCCAGATTCGTAGCAATATGGGACCCGCTGGCCGAATCGCCTTCCTCGGAAACCGAACCGACCCCCCCGCTCTGTAATCGTTACGTAGAGTACTTATCCCCCCCGCCCAGCCTTACAGAATTGCGATTCCTCCCCCTCCGCTGTAGGGTAATGCTGTTGGGGTGGCCATGTCGTGTAACGGGGAGAAGTCATGTCAGAGGTGAGTTCTACTGAGTTATCTGCGATCCTAAAGGCGGATGGCAGGTGGGACGAGTTCAAGGCATTCCGTCAAGCTGCTGAGATGCGTGGCAACACGAAGAGTGAGAGTTACGCCTTAGCGGCTGCCCAGTTCGGTTATGACTCGGGGGCCTCGTCGTCGCCCCCCCGCAACTCCCCACAGGCGGCGGGGCCTCTCGAGTTGCCGAGCCGGTATGCGAAGAAGGAGGAGTTCTCTACGGAGGGTTCTTCTTTGAAGCAGGACTACCAGTGGGTCTACGACAATCTAGCTGTCGAGGATGTCACGGCCTCAGAGAGTCCCAGCAGTGGTGCGTGGGGTTTGCTTCAATTTGCTCGGACGGACTCCAAGAGCTTCTACGTGGAGTGGATGCGTATGGTGTCTCGTCAGGAGAGTTCAGACGAGGTAATGGAGGGGTTTACCGAAGATGCCACGCGCTCCGCAGATGAAATCGCCAAGATGGTCAGACTCCTCAGGGATGCTGCTGGTCTCCGAGGTTCCGAAGACACTGGAGGAGAACCTGTTATTCCGGCAGTTGATCCTCCAAAGAAGCGGAAGCGACAGGGCACTACAGCGTGAGTTGTGGGACGCATGCAGTCGGGACATTCTGTTCTGGATCAATGCTTTCGCTTGGACGTACGACCCTCGGGTGATCATGGACGGCAGGAGTCCGAAGCTACCGTTCATCACGTGGCCATTTCAGGACAACGCCTTTCTTTGTCTTGACGAGTCGATTGGCGTAACGGACGTAATCGTTGAGAAGAGCCGAGACATGGGTGCGTCGTGGATTTGTCTCACGACGTTTGCCTACCACTGGCTCTTCCGTCCGATGGAGTCTTTCATGATGGTGAGTAGGAAGGAGGCCCTTGTAGACGGAGCGGGAGACTCGTTGTTCTCCCACATCGACTTCATACTGAAGGGTCTTCCAGCGTGGATGCGTCCTCGTCGCAAGCGTAACAAGTTGAAGCTAATCAACGAGGAGAACGGTAGTAAGATCGAGGGCGAGTCAACGACGGAGAACATTGGTCGTGGTGGTCGTCGCACGGCGATGCTTGTGGATGAGTTCGCGGCATTCGATCAGGGTGGTTGGGACGTATTGAGTGCAACGGCGGACAACACGAACACCCGTCTATTCAATTCAACGCCAAACGGGACGGGCAATGCGTTCTTCGCCCAGTTGGAGGGAGGGACCCCGAGGATACGTATGCACTGGTCGGACCACCCTGAGAAGGGTGCTGGTCTGTACCGTCCTTCTCGTCTTGGTGGCGTGGAGTTGATTGACAAGGATTACGTCCACACCTCCGACTTCGTGTTCCAGTCCGAAGTACCTAGTGGTGAGGAGGGTCTACGTTCTCCTTGGTATGACCGTGAGTGTGTCCGTCGAAGTCACTTGGTTGAGATTGCCACCCAGTTGGACATTGACTACCAAGGATCTGCGTATCCGTTTTTCGATCCCCAGACGATGCGGGACCTCAAACTGGAGTTTTGCAGGGACCCTCTGCACGTGGGTCAGTTGAGGGTACTGGATGGGTACGAACCCGAGTATATTGAGGGGGAGAACGGCGACCTCCGCATCTGGTGTGATCTTGATGAGAACGGCAATCCTCCGAGTGATCGCGATTATGTTGTTGGGTGTGACGTGTCTCAGGGTACTGGGGCGAGTGATTCTGCTATTGCAGTTGGGGATCGCTTATCGGGGGAGAAGGTCGCGGAGCTTTGTTCTAATCAAATCAGCGCGAATCATTTTGCGGAGTTGGCTGTTGCGTTATGCAGGCTATTTAGAGGCACTGGCGGAAGAAGTGCTTTTCTTATCTGGGAAGCCACGGGGCCGGGGCGCACATTCGGACGTACCGTAGTGGACGACTGCCATTACTCGAACATATACTACAAGACTGACGAGACGAGCATTAGGAGGAAGCAGTCGGATAGGCCGGGGTGGTTCAGCAGTTCGGAGGCTAAGAAGGACCTCTTGACAAGCTACAGGGACTCACTGGTCGCGAAGACTTTCCTCAACCCATCCTCTAAGGCCATCAGTCAGGCTTTGGAGTTTGTTTACACCTCGAGCGGTCGTATTGAGCATGGCGGCTCGATGAACTCGATAGATCCTTCGGACTCTGGAGACAACCACGGTGACGTTGTTATTGCTGACGCACTGTGTTGCAAGGTGGTCCGAGAGCGTCAGCAGAAGCAGAAGCAGAACCATCCTGCCCCCCCGCCAACGATGTCGTTTCAGTGGCGTCGTAACCAGCGGGAGTGGGAAGAATCAATGGCCTTTGACGGGTGGGACTGATGAATCCTAAGAATACAAAGCATATGGACCGCCTCCACAACGCCCTTGAGGCATCACGGAGGAAGCTCGAACCTTTTCGTCGCAGGCACAAGGAGGCCATCGAGCAGTATGTCGGTGTTTATTATTCCGACGACGGCGTGACGAAGCCGGTCCACGTCAACCTAATGGAGTTGTCGGCCAACATCTACCAGCAGAACTTGGCCTCTCGGCCCCCTCGGGTTTCGATCTTCTGTCAGGACCCGAAGTTCCGATCTCAGGCGGCGAAGCTTGAGGTCGTGATGAATCAGAAGCTAACCGACTACAAGCTGCATCAAGCGTTGCAGCGTGCTGTCCGTTCTGCGTTGTTCAGCATGGGGATCGTCAAGGTTGGCCTCCAGTCTCACGGGGACTACTCGGTAGACGGTTACGAGTTCAGTCGTACGGAGCCGTTCATCGAGTCGGTCCTGTTGGACGACTGGGTTCACGACATGACGGCTCGTGTTCCCGAGGAGGTGGCTTACGAGGGGCATCGTTACCGTCTTCTCCGCAGCGAGGCCATCGACGACAAGTCATTCCGCAAGAATGTTCGCGAGAAGCTTCGCGGTGCTGAGTACTCGAACTTCAACGAGTCTGGCGACGAGCGTATCCACACGTTGTCACAGGGGTGGTCATCTTCCGACGAGGAGATGGACCCACGGATCGAGTTGTGGGAGGTGTACCTACCCAAGGAGAAGCTTCTCGTCACGATGATCCCGAACGACTCCGGCCCCCCGCTGAGGGTAGTGGACTGGGAAGGTCCTCCGAACGGGCCATTCCACAAGCTCTTCTTCAACGAAGTTGACGGCCAGTCGATGCCCCTTGCCCCCGCGATGCTGTGGCAGGGATTGCACAAGATCGTGAACGGCCTGTACAGGAAGCTTGACCGGCAGGCACAGCGGGTGAAGCATATCGGGGTGACCCGTGGCGAGGACAGTGAGGACGCCGAGCGTCTCCGCATGGCCAGCGACGGGGACGTGGTGGCGGTGGACAACCCCGACGCTATTCAAGCGAAGAGCTTCGGCGGTGTGGATCAGAGCAACTTCGCGTTCATGCTCCAGTCGAAGGAGATGTTCAGTTGGTTGAACGGAAACTTGGACGCCCTCGGTGGTCTCGGCCCTCAAGCTGAGACGTTGGGTCAGGACCAGTTGCTTCACTCCTCGGCCAACCAGCGGATGTCGGGTATGCAGGATCGGGTGTACCTGTTCACCAAGAAGGTGCTGCACGACTTCGGCTTTTACCTCTGGGAAAACCCAGTCGAGACGTACGACGCAGAGGTGGACATCGGTGGCGGGATGGACCCGCTTCGTTCCCCGCTGACGCCGGAAGACCGTCAGGGTGTGGACTACTACAACTACGACATCAACGTCGAGCCGCACTCGATGCAGTATCGTTCCCCTGCCCAGAGGATGCAGCAGTTGAACCAGTTGGTAACTGGCGTGTTCATGCCAGCCATGCCGATGCTCATGCAGCAGGGGATGCAGATCAACTTCGCGGAGTTGGTGAAGATGTACAGCAAGTACGCCGACCTGCCGGAGCTTCTGGACATCATCAAGTCGTCGAAGGGCCTCGACACCAACCAGTTGCAGGGCGGTGCTGCGGAGGAGGGTGGTGGATCAAACGTAACCCACCGAACCAACGAGCGAGTTTCCCGACCGGGGGCTACCCCACAGGGCGCAGAGCAGACGTTGATCAACACGATGATGGGCGGCAAGAATCAGGGGTCTGAGAACGCCGGTGCAATGCGTCAACTGACAGGGATGGGATAATGGCTAAGAAGAAAAAGCGGCGAAAATTCGCTCCACTACTCAAGCCACTGGTGAGTGAAGAACCCCCATGGCCCAAGGTTCCGCGACCTGCTGACAGCCCCTACCTAAGCGGCGACTTCGACCGTGGAACCGGCCTGTCTCTATGGGAAGCCGAGGACTACTACAGTTTACCTCCCCACCTTCGCGGACCTGACGCAGACATAGAGGAGTTGATGGATCACTACGCGCGGAAGGACTCGGACGAGCGGTTTGGCATAGAGACAGGCCCCCCGAGAAAGTACGCTGCTGGTGAGTTCCCACAGCGTGGTGGCAGCAAGACCACTGTTGGGGGGGAGCAATGGTGGCCTGAGAAGGG